CTTCCATGTTAATATTTATTTAGGTATTATAGTTTAGGGTTTCTATGTTATATTACTAGTTAATAGTTGCATGTAGTGTAAATACAGTTATAATAAGGATGTGAATGCGGAAATAATTGAAAGGTACAGTAAGGAGATTGAGACTGAGCTACATATCGATGAGTTTAATATCAAAGAGATGTCACTTAAGACTCCAGCTCGTAAACACTACTGGGTCTGCAGATTGATTCAGCATAAAAAGTCACTCCTTAATCTAAAAGCTGAGAGGTATTCCTTAAGAGAAGATATAGTACAAGCTATACAACGTGAATCTCCAGTAAAGGTGACTAGACCTATAGCAGAGAAAAGCTCATATCAACATGAGGGAATGATAGAATTGCAAAATCGTATCGATGAGCAAGAACTAATTGTTGATTATCTAGAAAAGGTTGAAAGAACATTTACAAGCTTAGGTTTTGACATCAAGAATATCATCGAGATAATGAAGATGGAAACTATATAGGGATGATTAAATTTGAACTAGTTAATAATAAGATTAGAATAGCAGGCGAACTCGTGCCCGCTATTCGCGATTTTTTTAGTGAAACCGATGCAACAGCTCGATTTAGGTTGAAGGGTAGAGCTAGACATTTTGCTGATATCAGAAATTATTGTATTACACCAACCGGTCTCTTCGAAGCTGGATTATTTTTTGATATATTAAGATACATTAAGGAGGTTTATCCTGATGAGGAATTACATATTGATAGTAATGTATCTGATATTATAAAACCTACGTTAGCAGCCACAGACGTATATGATGAGTTAACACTACCATTGAGAGACTATCAGTTAGCTGCTTGTAAGAAAGCAATTCAATTTGGTAGAGGTATTCTAAAAATGGGTACAGGTGCGGGCAAGACCTTGACAATATGCTCATTATTGTCAAGTATGTTTAAGAGTAAAGGTGATACATTTAAATGTCTGTTGATTGTACCAGATTTAGGTCTAGTCAATCAGACGTTCGGTGACTTTAGTGAGTATGATGCACCCTTTAAGTATACGAAGTGGTCCGGTAAAAACAAACCAGATTTTACAGCTAACGTTATTATAGCTAACCTTGGTATACTTCAAAGTCAATTTAAAGATAATGACTGGCTTGAAAAGGTAGATGCACTAGTTATAGACGAATGTCATAAAGTTAAAAAGACTAATAAGGTGAGTAAGATGGTTCAGCAGATTAGAACTGTTCATAAGTTCGGTCTAACTGGTACTATGCCCGACGGTAAAGTTGATGAGTGGAATATTATAGGTAAGATAGGAAGTATCATTTATGAGAAAGACAGCTTTCAATTACGGACCGAGAAGCATTTAACACCAGCAAGCGCAACTATTATTGAGGTTGAGTTTGTAGACTCCCCTGCGTACAAGACTGGCGCAGACGCTAAACTGAACTACAGACTCGAATTAGACTTCATATATGAAAAAGAATTTCGAAATAACGTAATAAGTCAGATATGCGCTAATTTTAATAACAACACATTAGTATTGGTAAATCATCTGAAGCATGGAGAGACGTTACACGACCTGATGTCAACTCTAAGAGATAAACAAGTATACTTTGTTAAGGGTGAGCTGGAAATCGACGAACGTGAAAACATTAAAAGAATAATGGAAGTAGAAAATAACGTCGTTTGTATAGCTATGAGCTCTATTTTCAGTACCGGTGTCAATATTAAAAATATACATATGATTGTATTTGCTGCTGGTGGTAAGAGCTCTATACGCACTATTCAGACTATAGGGCGTGGATTGCGCCTGCATGATAGTAAAGATAATCTTAAAATAATCGATATAGCTGATCAACTTAAATATGGTCAAAAGCATGTAGCTCGTAGAAAAGAGATCTATGAGCAGGAGAGGATACCTTATAAAATAGTGCAGGTTACTGAAAAATAAGTTGAAACTTACGTACTAGTATACTATACTAAAGATATATTATGCCAAGCGACAAAGAACCTAAACCAGACGAGAAGCCTATAACTGATGAGGCTGCTGCACCTGAGGAGAAGCCGAAACCTAAAAAGAGAGGGCCTAAGCCGAAGATTGATCAGTACTATGTCAACCCGGGTGTATTCAAGGACCAGATTAGAGAGTATTATAAAACTGATGATTGTATTTTTGACCTCGCTAATTCACTTAAGAAGATTGCTTATGGTTTAGGTAATAAGTCTAATTTTATAAACTACACTTATAAAGACGAAATGATCGGTGATGCTCTAGTTAAGATGTATACCGCTCTACAGAATAAGAAGTTTAATGTAGATTCAGAGTATAACCCATTTTCCTATTTTACTACTATCGCATTTCACGCCTTTATTAATAGAATTAAAAAAGAGAAGAAACATCACCAGACTTTATGTGACTATAGAGAGCAGGTTTATGAAAAAGAGATGTTAGAATCCGGTGGAGGGCAGGTTTATGTAAAGCCTAATACTGACGACGAATAGTATGAGTAAGAAGGTAGCAATATTTTCTGATATACACCTCGGCGTTCACCAGAATAGTGATTTCTGGCTAAGTGTAGCAAATCAATGGAGTGACTGGTATATTAAAGATCTAAAGTCTAAAGGTATATCTGATATTATATTTTGTGGTGATTTCTTTCACTATAGAGATGAAATAAGTGTCAAGACATTAAACTTCGCTAAAGACTTTTTAGATAAATTTTGTGATTTTAATATCACGATGATCACCGGTAACCACGACGCATGGTATAAGGATACAAGTGAAATTAACAGTCTGAGTATATTGAAAGGTTATAGTAATCTAACAGTATATGATAAGATGGCTCAATGTAATATACACGGAGTTAATACAGTATTCTGCCCATGGGGTACGCAACTAAAAGATATTCCAGAGTGTGATTTAGTATTCGGTCATTTTGAGTTAGTAAACTTTAAAATGAACTCGTTTAAAGTATGTGACCATGGCGATAGCCCAGAGGCTTTAGCTAATAAAGCACCCTTAGTATTCTCCGGTCACTTCCACTTAAGAGCTAGTAGAAAATTTGATAATAGTGAGATTGTATATGTAGGTAATCCTTATGAAATGGATTTCGGTGATTCGGGTCAAACTAAAGGATACTATGTTTTAGATCTCGGGGATTTGAGTTATAAGTTTTATAAAAATACCGTTACTCCGAAGCACGTTAAAATATTCTTATCAAAGCTCATAGAACAAAAAGACCCTGAATCATATTTCAGGTCTGAAATTACTAACAATATTATTAAATTCATCGTTGATAAGAATGTTAATTCTGCAGACATGGATCTACTTGTTACTAAACTTGCTAGCTATAAGCCTAATGATATTAGGATCGATTATGATGCTAATTATAATAAAGTACAATTTGCAGAAGATAATGAATTTGATCTGTCTGGTGTAGATATGTCAGAAGCTATTACTGAATTTATTAACATGTTAGATATTGACAATAAAAGTGAAGTTGCAAAATATACTACAGAGCTGTATAATCGATCAGTAGACAGACCAAAATGAAATACGTAAATTTTAAAGAGTTAAAGATTAAGAACTTCTTATCAGTAGGTGAAGAGGTAGTAAAGGTGAACTTTGAAACGGGCTTGCATATTGTTACTGGTATAAATCGCGATAAAGAGGATAGGAGAAATGGTGTAGGTAAAAGTACTATTGCAGATGCCCTATACTTCTCTATATTCGGTAATACGTTAAGGGAAATAAAAAAGACCTTTATACCTAATAACTTAACCGACGGCAAGACATCAGTAGAGCTGTCATTTAGTGTTGATGACCCTCAATACGGTATAAATGAGTTTAGAATTGTGCGTACCCTAGGTCCATCGAAATGTACTATATATAAAAATGACGTTGATAAGACGCGAGATACTATTCAAAATACAAACCAGTATATTGAAACTGTATTATCATCATCACCAGAGATATTTCAGAATTGCGTTATAATGACTCTCAATAACCATATACCTTTTATGGCAAAAAATAAAGTCGAGAAGCGTAAGTTTATTGAAAAGATTTTTAATCTAGAGGTATTCTCTAAGATGCTAAATGATGTCAGGAGCGACCAGAGCGAGGTTAAGAAAGACTTTGATATTAATGTTACACGGCTCGAAGAGACCTCTGGGTATCTGCAACTACAGCAGAATCATAAGAATAATTTTGACACTGACCATAATAGGAAAGTTAGTACACTCGAATCAACCTGTGACCGACACTCAGCCGACCTTAAAGAAGCAAACGAAAGGCTAGATACTATTAATAGGTTGGACGCTACCCCCTTCCAGGAAAAGAAGGATGAACTAGGCCTCAAAAAGAAAGAGTTGAGAGAGGAAATGAATACAATCAATCACGACTTGATCGAATGTAAGCTAACGTTAAGATCAGCAGCTGAAGACTATAAGCAGATAGGTACATCAGAAGCAGATTGCCCGGTATGTCTCCGACCGATAGCTGATCATGATATCGAAGCTATCGACGAAAAGAAGCGTGATATAAAAGCTGGTATAAATGATCAAAAAATAAAGCTAGATGAACTTACTAGTAAATTGAACGATATAAAGACTCATGAAGAGAAGATTAATACCGCGACTCAAACCTTAGCAGATAAGATCACAGCTATCGAGAGAGAGAAATATAGCGTTAAACAAGTCAGTGATTCTATTAATTATATACAGAAGTGTATAACAGAAATTGAGAGTGAGCTAGAAGGGGTAAAAAATGAGACTAATACTTTTGATAGTGTAGTTAGTGAATACCAAGATAAGGTTAATATTATTGAGACTGATATTAATGACCTTAAAAATAGACTCGACTTTTTAGATGTTGCAAAGTTTGTTGTATCAGAAGAAGGTGTAAAGAGCTTTATCGTTAAGAAGATTTTACGTAACTTTAACTCTAAGCTTACACATTATCTTAAGAAATTAGATAGTAATAGTATCTGTGTATTTAATGAGTATTTTGAAGAAGAGATTATTAATGAGAAAGGTAAAGTATGTCTCTATAATAACTTCTCTGGAGCTGAGAGGAAAGCTATTGACCTTGCGTGTCTATTCTCGTTCATGGATATGAGAAAAGCTCAGGGAGATGTGCATTATAATATTAGCTTTTATGATGAATTATTCGATAGTAGTTTCGATGAAAAGGGTGTTGACTTGGTTTTAGAGATCTTAAATG